ACAAGCTTCTTCGCGATCAGGCCAAAGCCTCTCGCGCACAGGACTTGATCGAGAACGAACTGCTTCAGGAAGCCTTCAAGACGCTTGAGGACGCCTATACGTTAGCCTGGCGCACCTCGAGCGTTGCCGACACCGCAACACGGGAAAAGCTATTCCTCGCGGTCAATATCGTCGGCAAGGTCAGGGATCACCTGACTGCGGTACTGAATAACGGCAAACTTGCTGCCGAAGAGCTGCGGGCGATTGCCGATACTGCCGAGCGCAAAAAGCGCTACGGAATCATTTAATCTTTAAGATTGTTAATCCGTTCGGCGAGTATTTCGAGCGAGATGAGCATAGTCTTAATCATGCTCGAAAACTGGGCCATGGAGTACCTTTTATCAAAGGTCACGAGCCGTTCTGGGATGGTGTCGCCTCGCATTTTTTGAATAAACCGCTCCAAGTCCAATTCGTCCAATTCTTCGTCAAGCCGATCCGCTTTTTTTAAAGCCCACATCTATAAACCTCCTGATTTGCAGGGGGATTGTACCACATTCGAACCACCCAAGGAAACCCATGACCGACAAAACCACGCAGTTCGCGGGGAATACAAGCCATATTGCCTTGATGCAGCGCCCTTACGGGCCGCGCCTGCATATGGACGAAAATGCGGTCACAGCGGCTCCTGAGCCGCTTCCGCTGCCCGCTGATGCTCCGGAGAGCTTCGACAGCCCCGAGGCGGCAGCCCGCTACATGAATGCGCTTCCCGAGAAGCGCCAGAAATCGAACGACGAATCACCTTCAGAATTTAATAAGCGGGCGCGCGCCTTAATGGCTAGCGAGCCCAATAAGGAATTGCCTGACGAGGGCAACGCCGCCCTTCCGGAAACGGAAGCCACCGGCGAGACGCAGGAGCAGGACCCGGCTGAAGAGCCGCTAATCCCGCTACCGAGGTCTTGGGCCAAGGAACAGGCCGAACATTGGGAAGCTCTACCCCGCGCCACTCAGGAATACCTGATTGCGCAGGACAGCAAAGCCAGTGCGGCAGTCCGACAAGCCCAAAACGAAGCCGCTGAAAAGCTCAAGGGCCTCACGGTCAAGGAGCAGCAGGCGGAAGAGGCAAGGCAAAAGTACGAGGCCAAACTCCCCGAAGTCATGCAGGGATTGGTCGACGTCAATAACCGCGATTATGCCGACATCAAGTCACAGGCCGATATCGATACCTTAATCAGGGTCATGAATCAGCTTGCGGCGACTGATCCGGTGCAGGCCCAGCAGATCAACGCATATCTGACGGGCTGGCAACTGCATCAGGCCAAGATGGCGGCCACGAAAGCGGAACTTGACCAGACCAATCAACGCAAGACCCAAAAGGAACAGGCTGATTGGGCCGAGTTCATCTCCACGAACAACGCCAAAGCTGCAGAACGCATTCCGGAACTTGCTGACCCCGAAAAATCACAGGCGCTGACCACCAAGGCCGGCGATCTCCTGCGAACAATCGGGTTCACCGAGGATGATCTGAATGGTTTCCAGAGAGGCGAGAAAATCTCGCCCTATGACCATCGCATGCAGGATCTCATTTTCAAGGCGATCCAGGCGCAGGACATCCAGCAGGCCAAGGCAGCGATCCCCGGCAAGCTTGCCAAGCCCATCCCTCCCGTCCAGCGGCCCGGTGTGGCGCGCGGCCCTGGTGCCGGCGTTTCCGAGCGTATCCAAGCCCTCGATTCAAAACTCACAAATTCCGGCTCACTTGACGATGCATTCGCCCTGCTAAGCGCGAAGCGGTCACAGCGCCGGGCCTGACAAAAGGACATAAGGAACTATGGCACTCCCAACCAACACCTTCGCGACGCCGGAAGCGATCGGCAATCGTGAGGACCTGTCGGATATGATTTATCGCATCGATCCGACCGATACCCCGTTCATGTCGTCGATCGCCCGTGAAAAGGCGACCGCCGTCAATCACGAATGGCAGACCCAGGCTCTTGCGGCGGCCGATGGCACCAACGCCCAGCTCGAAGGTGATGATCCCACGACCAACTCCACGACGCCTACCGTGCGCCTCGGTAACCAATGCCAGATCAGCTACAAGGTTGCCCGTGTCTCGGGTACCCAGCAGGCCGTTCAGCATGCCGGCCGCGACAATGAGCTGGCCTATCAGGAAATGCTCAAGGGTCTTGAGCTGAAGCGCGATCTCGAAACCATCCTGGCGGGAACCAACCAGGCCAAGGTGGCTGGCGCCGACGCAACTCCCCGCAAGACGGCTTCCGTCCTGTCGTGGATCAAGTCGAATACATCAAAGGGAACGGCGGGCGGCGCTGCCGATCCGGCGGCGGCGGATGGCACGGGTTCCAGGACTGATGGCACCCAGCTTGCCTTCACCGAAAACCGAATGAAAACCGTCCTGTCCTCGATCTGGACCAATGGCGGCAAGCCGGGAACGATCATGACCGGCGCATTCAACAAGCAGGTGTTTTCGACCTTCACCGGCCGGTCGTCCGCGATTGAACAGGCGTCAAGCAAGAAGATCGTCGCATCTGTCGACGCTTACGAAAGCGATTTCGGCAAGCTCAAGGTCGTCGCCGATCGCTTTCAGCGGGCTCGCGATGTCCTGATCCTCGAAATCGAGAAATGGGCGCTCGCCTATCTCAACGGCCGCAACATGATCTCGATTCCGCTCGCCAAGACCGGCGATTCGGATCGACGCCAGATCCTGGCCGAATACGCCCTCGTCGCCCGCAACGAGAAATCGTCGGGCGGCGTTTTCGACAACACGACCTCGTAAGGAGACTGGATCATGGGTACCACAGACACATTTGACAGTCCCCTGAAGGCTGCACCACTCGCGACTGCCGATCAATTCCCGATCAAGGATAGCGCTACCGGTCGGGCGGCAACGGCAACGGTCGGAGATCTGATGGGCGGCTCAAAGGCTGTTGTTGCAGTCAGTGCGGCTTCAACCGTTCTGACCGTGACGCAGGCGGCTCACGGTAACCGCAGGATCATCCTCAACAACACCGCCCCGATCGCCGTCACGCTTCCCGCCGCCACCGGAACCGGTGCGGCCTATGAGTTTGTCATCAACGTGGCAGCGACCGCAACGCAATCGACTATCAAGGTTGCGAACACGGTCGATGTCATGCAGGGCCTGATTGTTTCCCTGAACACCACGGCGGGCGTTCTGATCGGGTTCAAGAATACGGCGACCAGTGACACCATCACGCTGAACGGAACGACCACGGGAGGCGGCGCGGCTGCGGTCTACACCATCACGGATATCGCGGCTGGCTTCTTCCAGATCCTCGGTATGGATACGGCCGCAATGACCACTACGCCCCTATCGGCCACCGTCTAATGCAGGTCAACCTGACGGGCATTTCTATCCTTCTCGCAATGCCCGTCTTCGACAATATTCCAGCAGGCACCGTCAAATGCCTGCTGGAAACTCAATCCGCCTGTGCGAGGCATGGGATCGCGATCGATATCGAGATGAATGTAGGAAGCACCGTGTTTCACGCACGGTCGCTCGCTGCACACCGGTTTCTCAAGAGCGAGCATAACCGGATGTTCATGATCGATTCCGATATGGCCTGGACGACGGATAGCTTCTTCAGGCTGCTGGCGCTCTCGACCAAAATGGATTGTGTCAGCGCGACCTATACAGCCAAGACCGAGCCGGCCAAATTCTATGTTGGGCTGAAGAACACATCAAAGGTCGTCCCCAACCAATGGGGATGCATGCCGATTGAAGGTGTCGGGCTCGGCTTTACCATTGTGACCCGGAAGCTAATGGAGGAACTGGCCAAGAAGGCTCCTCTCTTGACCTTCAGCGTCAGTCTTCCCGGTGAAAAGGTCGCGAAGATCTTCCGCTTCGATGAACCGGACGGTGAGGCGAGGGGCGAGGATATGGCGTTCTTCTCGGATGTGAAAGCGCTGGGATATCAGCCGTATCTCGATCAATCGGTTGATCTCGGACATATCGGGACAAAGGAATACCGTGGCAGGTTCGCGGATCAACTGGTGCGGATTTAACTGGGGCATTTCGCCCCCTTTTTATGAGGAACGAACATGACTCTTCCAACCGTCCACCCGACGCTCAGGGAACATGCCGTCAATACCAGTACCGTGGCCGATTCCAGTGCGGCGGTTTCCATGTACGCGCGCGCGCCGTTTCGGGGAAAGATCGTCAAGCTTGGCGTTGTCCTGGGCGCTGTCGTGGACTCTGATCGCGTGTTCACCGCAAAGATCAACGGCACTGCTATCACCGGTGGGGCTTTGACCGTCGCGGCTTCCGGCTCCGCTGCTGGAGATGTCAAATCCCTCGTCCCCACTGCGTTGAATTTCTGCAACGAAGATGACACGCTCGAGATCCTGTCGGACGGCGCCGGCTCGACCGCCTGCGTTACGAATGGCTTCTTCGTCATTCAGACGGCGTAACGCTCATGGCTGGATATGAGAAGCAACACGCATCGCGCAACGGTGTCACGCAGATTATCAGCTATACGACGACCACGCCGATCACCAATGCATTCGGGTCTGAAACATATCAGATCAGGATCGCTTCAAACGCTGCCTGTCATTATCACATCTATGATACGACTGGATCGGCGACGGCGACGACCTCAGACCCTTATCTGCCGGCAAACTTTATCGAATATGTCACGGTTTCACCGGGACAGAAGATATCGGCTGTCCAGGATGTGGGTGCTGGAATCCTGTACGTGACGGAACTCTCATAAATGCTCGCCAAGATCCACCTCGATAGCAACGGCAAAGACCTCACTATCGAGCATGTTCAGGACGTCGAGCCAATCCTCGATTGGAATCGCGAGGCGCGACGCGATGAACAGCCCAGCGATTGGGGACGCCATGTCGCACGTATTCCCAACGTAATCATGGTGAAATGGCTCGATGAGGAACTCAACCGTGGCAATACCACGCTGCGGATGTTCACGCCGGAATTCGATGCAATCGTTCAGCGCAAGCTCGAGGACCCGGAATATGCCTATCTCCGGGTTGACAGGCCGAAACTACAGGCCGGCTGGCGATGATCACTGATTACACCAGCCTGCAAGCGGCCGTGATTGAGTGGCTGGCACGCGATCAGGATACGACCTTGATTGCGAGAATCCCGACCTTCATTCAGTTGTTCGAATCCAAGATGAACCGGGAGTTGTTCGTCAGGCAGATGGAACTGCGCTCGACTACCCCAGTCAATATTCTCTCGGCCGAGCCTGAGTTCATATCTCTTCCCTTAGACTTTCAGTCGATGAGGCGCGTCAGGCTATCGAGCGTCACGGGCAAACCTGCGCTCGAATTCCGTTCAGCTCTCCAGATGGATGAGCTTCGCCTGTCGAGCGGGAATATCGCTGGACAACCCCGGTATTTCTCGGTGTTCGGCGTTGAGATGGAGCTGCTGCCGACACCTGACCAAAACTATACAATCGAGATGGTCTATCGGCAGAATATCCCTGCACTATCGACGACGAATTCAACGAATTGGCTGCTTACCATGGCGCCTGACCTCTACCTCTATGGAGCACTGCTCGAATCCGCTCCGTACATCAAGGAAGACGCGCGGATTCAGACATGGGGACTCGGTTTCCAGTCTGCTCGGGATAGCCTGAATGTGCTGGGTATGACCTCC